CATTCTTGCACAAAATGACTTCTTTCTAGATCCGCCTTCAGGCTGTGGTGCCTTTAAATCTGATCCAGGGTTTTGTCTTTCATAAGACTTTCTTCCTTTCTCATTAAGTCCACCACTTGGTGACTTACCAGATTTCTTTTGCCATGCAGGTGATTTAGCCATGATTATAATGTTGCTAAAAATTCATTTGTTAAATCTACCCATCCCCCAACACTATTATATTTTTTAAATTCTTTTACATCGACGTAGGCATTAAAACCATCATCTGTATTTATAAAAATACCAGTGCAATAGAATACATCTACATTAGTACCGACATTAGCACCAACTATTCCAGTAGCTCCCGTTAAGAATGTATTACCAGATAATCTAATTTTTTCTGTTCCAAATACCATTTTTTCACCATATGTTGGTAAAGCAGCAAGAGCTGCTTTAAACGGAAACAGTATATTACATAAAGTAAAATTCTGATAGTCATCTGGAAAATTGCCAACTACAGGAGCACTTCCGTTAGCAGCAACCCAACCAATTGCGGTAGCTACTGCACCACAAGTATTATCTGTTAATGCTTGAGCAGCGGTTTTACCTCTTCTATGTATTCTACCAACATTACCTATTCTTGATATTCCAATATGTGGCATATTAATCATAAATAAACCACCGTTTGTAGTTGAGGTAACATGAGATCCCCAAGCTTGTATACCTAGTATACCTGTATGTGGGTAACCTGCTAAACCACCAGACATAAATGCACCTAAGAATTGATTCTGAGATGCTGGTGTTTGACCAATATTATTAATATCAATATAAACAGGTCCATCAACATCATCTGAACAAATTGAATCAGATAATACTATATTGTTTGGACTATAACCTTTAGATTGAATAAAGTTTTTAGCTTGTCTACCAAATCTTTCTGCTAATACAGCATTGGGATAAGTAATTTTAACAGTAGCATTATAATCAGATGGGTTACTCACTACTCCATCTGATTCAGGAAATATTTTATACCAAGGTCCTGGAGATGGTTTTTTATAAGATAGTATTAAACTACCAGGAACAGGCAAATTTGTCTTTTTATTTTTTAGACCGTAAGGTTTTAAAGTTGCCATAATTATTTTTTATTTTTAGATTTAATCTTTTTTTCTTGCTTAAGCATTTCAGTAGTAGGTTTCTTTCCAGAACCTTTATTAGCACGGATATTATCCCACAGTCCTCGTTGACTGTAGGATCCATCTTTCCGTTTAATCATTTGTTTTTTAGCAGCCATACTTACATGTTTTAAGGGTTTTAACAAGCCCTCCGTTTTTAGCAGAAGGCTTGTTATTCTTTCCTTGAGGTTTTCCATAAGAAACCATGTTCTTCTGTTCCTCTGGGTTAAGCAGCTTATTCATCTTACTTCTTCTTACCCATTTTCTTCATGCTAACCTTACCACCGTAGGACATCTTGCCTCCCATTTTCATCTTACCACCATACATTGCAGCAGGAATAGCAGATGAAGGAGGAGTATTTACACCACCAGATGATTTACCAGTAGCAGCTTTTTGTTCTTTGGCAGCAGTATTACCGCCACCAGATCTACCAGTAGCTACTTTAGATGCCACGGCTTTAGCATTTGTATTTGCCATGCCGCCGGTCATCATTTTCTTAGACATTTTTTTCATGTTACAAATATTTATATTATTAATATACTTATTGATTCCAATACTTCTCAACTTTTTTTGTCAAATTCACAAGAATTTCTTCATTTAGAGGATTCTTGAGGTATTCAACAACTTCTGAAGGAGTTCTACCCATCATAGCACCTGATGATACTTCGTAGATAAATCCGTCTGATTTAGTAGCAATTAACTTATAGTAAGTAGCATCTTTAACAATAGATCTCAGTTTCAATGATTCCATGTCCTGATTAACTGCATCCAAGAACATTTGTGCTGCTCTGTTTGCATTTTTCTCAGTACCCTGACCATTAATAAATGTATCCATGTTATCATACAATACATCCGTTGGTGTAGACTTCTTGTATTGAACACTACTTACGTCAACTACTTTAGCAATGTAAAGGAGTTTATTTGTATTCTTATCAAACAACTTCTGCAACTCAGACAGTGCTCTGTTACGAAGTTTCTTACCTTCTGTTTTAGTGGACACGGTATCTTCATACTTGTCTAGATAAAACTTTGGTGGTTTTTGTCTTGTTCTAGCCTCTTCATAGCTTTTAGATATTATAGAAAAACCACCAGCTTGAATAGCATACAATTTAATTAAATCATATGGATCCTTTGCTGGATCTAAAAACAATGGTTCATTACCACAACGAAGTGTTATCTTACTCCAGAACTCGTGATTATCAGGTCTCAATAGTTTAACCTTATTCCAAAATTCTGGATCCTCTGGATTAATAACATTTGCAGCAAGTTCTTTCTCAAGCTGACAAACTGTATTTCTAATCTCTTTAATCTTAGCCTCACGTTGCTCTGGATCTGGAAGCAATTTTACATCTGGTGCAAACTCGTTCAATCCAGTAAGGTATCTACTGATACCATTTAATTCAACACAAGCTAATTGTTCTTCATGATGTACGCCATCATATAATGATAATCCGTACTTTTCTAATCCCATGTTCTGTACATTGCTGTTAAAGTACGGTTTAATAGCAATTGGCCCTTTTTTAATTGCAGGGTTCTGTTCAATTAATGTAAAACTCATTTTTGTTGGTTTAATAAATTTATCATAAAAGTATAAAAAGGGGAGGTTTCCCTCCCCCTTTATTATCAAGTATTAGAATGAACCACCTGTAACAGGGTTTCTCATAACAATCTTCAATACCTTGGTTGGGTCTTTAACCCAGATTGCAGGCATTGTTTGTGTCATAAATACACGGTATCCATTGAACTGACCAGAAGACTGGAAGCCTTGGGTACGACCCATGTAGTCCATAGTACCGTTTTGATACCACCACTTCAATTGATTATCCCAAGACAACTTCAACAAGAAGATGTTATCATTGGTGTTATCAGTAATATCGAAGATAATGAAGCTATAAGATGACAATGGGAAACCATCAATGATTGGGTTTTCAATGTCATTTGTATGCAAGTTGTCAAATGCTGGGTTCAATACGAACTTAACATTTGCCAAGAATGGAATCACATATGATGTGAAAGCAAATCCAAAGTTCAAGTCCATGCTTTGACCAGATACTGCACCAATACCTGCATCAGTTGATGCTTGGATAACAAGACCTGAAGACACAGCTTCTCTGCGGATTGCCTCATTTACCATTCTCATACCACCCATACCAGTTTGTACAATCAGTTGACGCTTAGGATCTGGACCCTTGAATTCAACCTTACCAGCATAGAAGTTGTAGATTTCAGAACGGAACAAATCCAAGCTAAAGCCAGACTTGTTGTATACACGCTTGAATGAGTTATCAAGTTGTTTCCAGAGACCGACAGATAGACGGATATCATCTGGACCATCCTGACGTACTCTACCACCTTGTCCCCACATCAAGTAGGTCTCAATGTCATTAGCAACTTTAGTCAAGTGTGCTGCTTCCATTGTAGTCAAGAAAGTACGAGACAATGAACCATTATTCATTGCACGTTTAACATAATCCTTACCCATGCGGCTAACCATAGTATCCAAGTTAGCTACAGCAGGATCAATGTTCTTATCAAAGTTACGCCAGATTTCAGTTACAGGTACAGTACCATCTGCATTCATACCACCCTTGATCATAAGATCAGCACGGCTAGAAATAGAATAGTGTACGTGTGCTTCTGCACCACCTACAAAGTTGTAGAATTCACGGAAGCCAGTAGCTGTGATGATATCAGAGAATCTTTCTCCGTATTCACCACGAGCAGAACCTTTACGGAAAAGCTTGGTACCTGATACAAGATACTGATCAGCATCAATACCATTACCAGTATCATTGTTTACGAGTTGTACAGTGTACAAGAAACCATCACCGAGAGGAAGGATATCATCTACAGTAATGTACATTTCAAAACCGTTATACTTATCGTAAGTGATGATATCACCATGACCAAATTCTCTGCGTGACAATTTGATCTGGAAGGTAGTACCATCAAGACCGACAATGCCTGAAACTTGTGAATCTACAATGTAAGGAAGATCCTGAACTACAGGAGTCTGCCACTTGTATTCACCACGTGCATTGTCTACGCTAATTACGTTCTTACCACCAAAGGAAGACATCTGATAAAGCGGCATCTCTACCTTTTGTGCCATTGCCCAAAGGTCAACTGGTCCAAGGTCCATCGGCTCCGCATTCTTCAGCATGTTAACCAGGTGGTATGAATCTACGTGCGAACTAGCCGCATAATTGGTATCTCGTAGAAATATACCATTGTTTAAAACTGGAGTTGCCATTTACTTATTTATTTAAATTAAAAGGGTTATCGTTTATCGTTTAAAGAAGTTACCACCACGTGGGATTCTTCTTTGTACTGTTTCTTCTTTTTCAACAACAGGGGCACTTGTCTGTAACTTAGCTTGTTCTGTCTTCAATTGACGAACTGTTTTTTCTACAGCTTCAGTCTTACCCTGTTCTTTTACTTTACTTCTGTAACCATCTGGATCAGCAAGAAGCCATAAAGCTTCAGCAATCAACGGATAGTTAGGTTCAACGTATTGATATTTCTCTAGGAGGTGTCCTAACATATTGGTAGGTCTTCCTGAAATAGATGGATAGTTAGGTTGTACAAGACCATTATATAACATGCCTTGAACCTTTTTATCCATTTTCAATCCGTTGATTTCAGCAACACTTACTGTATTATATACATTGTCCATGTATTGTTGTGCAGCTTGTTGCTGTTGTTGACGCATTTGTTCTTGTTGTGCAAGTCTCTGTTGGACAACATCTTCTTGCATAGCATCCAGTTTTGGTTTAAACTTTAATGCTTTATTAGCAAGATCACCCCTGTCCTTCCATGCGTCGATCTCCTCTTGAATATCTTCTGTTGATCCAAAATTAGTTACCTTAAGATATTCTCTTACGATTTGTTCCTGATCTTGCTCAACAGATGGATTTAATTCTCTAACTTCTTCAGACGAGGCTAATACTTTAAATAAGCCTTTTAAATCCTGACCACCATCTGCTACATATTTTGCAGCATATTGTAGTTCCTGGGGAAGAGAATCAAAAAATTCAATTGGAGTTTGTTGACGTACCTTATTCTCAATTTCTTGAAAATTAGCTTCAATAAGTTCCTGATAGTCTTTTAATGAATATTCCTCTAAAGGCTTATCATCATCAAATGGAATAATCTTACCTGACTCAATTAGTTTATTAACTACCTCAGCCATTCCATTCTTTTCTACTTTAGGTCTTCCGGCTTTTGCTTCTGGAGTTTCCTCTGCTTTTGTTTCTGCCTTAAGTCTAAAGTCACTATCAGGATCCATTTCCTGAATTACGTCATCAATCTTTACTTCTGGTTCCTTTGTTTCATCTTTTTCATCAGATGAATCCTTGTCAATAAAACTGAGGTCAACAGATCCCCTAGAAAATACACTAGGTTTTGTTTCCTCTGGAAGCATAACGTTTTCTGCTCCCGGTGCCCCTAGAAAGTCAAGACTATCTAGGTCAATATCTACTTGCTCAATAGACGTAGTCTCGGCAGTAGCTGTTTCCTTTTCACTCATTTTTTGTTGGTTTTATAATATCAATATACACAAAAGTATAGATTTAAACTTTAAAAATTAGCATGATAAAATAATTAAGCGGCACTTTATAGCAAACAAGGTCAAAACTTATTACTTTTTCTTCTTCTCATTGTTCTTTTTATCATACTTGTTCTTATTCTCTCTTGCTATTTGCAATTGTGTATTGGCTATATCTTTTTGTGTATTAATCTTCTGCTGCTCAATGTTCATTTTGTCTCTATTCTCAGCCATTCTATTAATTTCCTTTTCTTTTTGAAGGGTAATATTCTCATTCTCAATACCCATTTTATTAATCTGAGTAAGGGCATCCATGTAGTCGGATTGCTGATTCTGATTAATATCAACAGTAGCACCGAAACCAGCAGATCTGATTCTAGCCTCTTGCAGTCTAGTTTGTCTATTAAGGTCATTCTGTTCAGCTTCAAACTCTCTCTTAAGTCTTGCTTCATCAGCTTGTGCCTGAAGCTGCTGCTCCTGCATTTGTTGCTGTTGCTGCATTTCTTCTTGACGCATCTGCTGTTGCTTATTCTCAGTCTGCTTAAGAACTTGATTAACGTCTGGCAAGGATTCAGCCATCATCAGATTACCTAAGTCGTATATAGAAGCCCCTGTAGTATTGTTATTAATGGCCAATTGCTTTAATTGCTCTACAACTGCTCTATGGTTTGCCTTAGTTGTACAGAATATATTCAGATCTCTAAGCAGAAGATCGGTACCATTAATCTCAAAATTCTTTCGTTGTTCTGTATTTGTAATGTACTGAAGTCTTACTGAAGGTTTTGTGGCCTGGTAGAACTGCGCAAGATCTGTTCTCATCTGGTGTACTCTAGGCATCAGATAATCTGAATGCTGCATAAAGTAAACTTCTGTTTGTGCATAACTTGCATTAACTGATTGCTCAACACCTGTTGCAGTCTGCTGAGAAATCTGTTGTCCCATACGTTGGGGTGTAATACCAATAACTTCAAATGCTTGACCCTTAAAGTATCCAGCAAGATTGACCCTAGACATCAAACGATTAGTTTGTTCAAGGTCTAGCTTCTGATAATGCTGGAATGCTAATGCATTTTCAGTATTAGTAATTGAGGTATCCAGAGGTAACATCTGGAAGTTCTTCATTGCTACATAAGCCTTAGCCAGATTATTCTTTCCCCAATCTTCTCCCAGACTATGTCTCGGTAATGCGTTCTGATCCAGTAAGATAACTGTACCTAATTCATCTACTAGAATATCTGCAATCTGGTTATTTACAATGTTATAGCCAATTTGGAATGGCTTCATAAGATCTACAAGGGATGTAGATCGAGTATTTCTATCTGAGAATACAGAACCTTCAACAGGTAGTTTACACCCGTACATTGTATCGTCACCCTTAAATTGGAACTTAAGTGGTCCAATATTATTAGTATTAATTCCTAAATAAATAGGATTAATACCACCAGGATTATTAGTACCCCAGTAAGTAGGGTGATTAGGTCCAATCTTTACACCGCCCCATACTTCATTAATCCAGATCCAATCAATGTGTTCTCCAAACAATAAATTCTGTTTGCTCTTATTTTTAAAGAGGTCAGTATTGTATAAAGCCTTATCTGTTATAACATACGACTCATCAACAATATCATTAGTTACGCTGCCGTAATCATCAATTTTAGTTAAGTGTCCTACTTTTCTTTGTGACTTCCAGTATACAGTTGTTACTCTAAGGAGGTTTGTCATACCCATGTCAAAGTAATCTTCACTATCTGCTAGGATCCAGTTTACAATATCTCCCCCACGTAAGGTATTATCCCACATAGAGGTATACTGACGATATCCCAATGACGGCATATTTGTATTCCAATCATGTGATTTGGTACCGTCATAGTATGTACCATCATTCTGATAGCCCTGCAATGGATAACCAGCAGAACGTACAGGATAAATCTGCTCTAATGTCTCCATCTGTTCTTCAGTCATTAACCATCCATAACGGTCAATAACATCAGCAACAGTCATCATATCATACTTTCCAACCCATTGTCCTTGAGAAATATATCTTACGTCTGGTGATTTATGATAAAAGGTTAGTACCGGATTCCATAATTCAATATCATAATCATCATCAAGCATTCTAAAATGCCAGAATTCTCTATCAGTAATGAGCATATCTCTGAATGCTCTTTCTTCTAGTTCATCCATTTTAAACCTTTCTACATCAACAGCATGCTGATGGGAGGCCCATTGTTCAGATAATGACCTATAAGTTTTATCAAAAAACCCTTGAATTTCAGGCAGTTGTCTAATTGCTTCAGGAGACATAGCTTGCTGATATTCTTCTGATTCAATATCTACTCCATCCTCAGCAAGACGCATCATTAATTGCCTTTCTGCATCATACACCAATGCTTGCTCAACCTGTTGTCTTTTTAATTCAAGCAATTCATTATAGGATAAATCATCTACTGCTCTATATGATACCCCTGTTGCCCTTTTAGCAAATTCAGAAACTAGTGTATTAATTACATTAGGAATGATTGGGTAGAACTTAAGTTCAAGTGCAGATGCATCTTCCTTAGTCAATACCTCAATAAGATCAGCATATTCATTATCCTCCTCAATTATATAGTCACCCTTGTCTATAATACCTTTAGCAAGCTTATAGTTTTTCATCAGGCGTCTAGCATTTCTACGGACATGTTGCAATCCCTTCCATTCTAGCCAGTCAAGATTCCAAGCTGTCCAGTCATTATCCTTTTTACTTCTGGGAATAAACTGGATTGGCTGGTTTAGAGTACCCATTTTATTGTACTCTACCTTGGCACCAGCCTTCATTTGTAGGGCGTTATATACGTTCATATTTTCTTAAACTTTTTCTTTGGATTTTTAATCCATCTTGTTATAGTATAACTTGGAATACAGTGAGCATTAGCAGCATCATTAATAGAACTATAGACTATTCCTGTTTCAAGATTTATAACAGGAATCCTAGTTTTTGAATAGATTGCTTCTTTTTCACTTTCAGATTTTTTTCTATTTCTTTGAGCAGCTGCAATACTTTGCTTTTGTTTGTCTGAAATAGTTTTACCATAGTTTGGATTATTCTGACCAGACATTCTTTTGAGCATTTCTAATCTTTTACTCTCTGTCCATTTTTTACCAAATTGTGGATTTTTTACACCCTTTTTGCTTAATGCCAGTTTATTACGAGTTTCTATTGTGGGATTTTTTAAACCTTCACCTCCTTCTGTTATATTACAAAGAGAACCATTAGTACTTCTTCCGTACAACTTAATAAACTCTTTTTCTTTATTACAAGCTTCTTCAAAAGACAATCCCTCTAAAATAATATCCACTTTATATCCTGCAAGATTTACAATATTATGCCAATGTTTGTTTCTATTTTTTTTAGAGTACGCTCTAGCATAAGTGTTTCTACCCATCCCTATGTAAAAAACTTGATTAGTGTCTAATCTAATATGTCTATACACGTAATGCATCGCATTATATACCTGCATGTCTTATCTTAAATTTCTAAACGGTAATTTTGGTACTTTCATTCCTGAAATTGAACCAGATCCCCCTCCAATATGACGGAACGGACTTCTATTCAATTTACTGAAATTATTATTATTATCCAATTTTTTGCCACCAGATTCCTCATATCTTTTTTTATAACCCCTATTAGCTTGCTGAACCTTGGCAAAAGCAACAAGTGCAGCAAAACTAACTAGTCTATCGACGTTTACTCCATCTCGGTATGCCATCATCTCTTTTAATAGCATAGGATCTGGTATTCTTTCTATCCCATATACAGTTTTAAATACCTTTCCACTTTCATCTGTATCACTATATAGTTCTTCTTTTACAAACTCAATAGCATAACTTAGCATATGACTCTTAAAGAGTGTACCTGTATTTCTCCAGCCATATTCCTGGAAAACAGTAGCATTGGCACCAATATCTTTAAGGAATAATATCTGAGATCTAGGTACTAAATATTTCTGCTTCTTCCTATAAATCATATGGTTAATGAATTGACTAATGTTATTTTCCACAATAGTCCAGGCATTATACCATTCAATTATCATTTCTAGTCTTTCATGTGTCCTATTAATATCGTCAAATCTACCACACCAAGCAGCTACTAGTTTATCTTGTTCTATGTATGTTTCAACACCATCTCCCTTATTCTTAGTTACCTCAACAGCTGTCTTATAAACATATATGGAACACAGTGATTCTGAGGTAGTTGTCTTACCTTCTCCCACGGGGTCAACAGATGCATAGTACATTCCAAACTCTGGTTCCTTTACTGGCCTTTCCCATACTACAATAACACCGGTTTTATCTTCAGTATCCTTGGTAATAGGGAATTCTCTAATAGGGAGTTTATTACTTTCTGTAGATTGTATGGCGCCCCTCTCATCTCTATATAATTCAAGATGCTCATAGGCATACATCTTATCTTCAATTCTTCTAGTTTGTGCAGTAATCAAGTGACCTGGAAATACAGATACCGTTCTAAAATCAAATGCCTCCTTAATATTTCTAGGGTGCTGGGATATACGTAACTGATAATCCTGAGGATCTAGTTCCCTTTGCCAAATAGCAAACTGCTCATCTAATGCTTTTAATGCATCTGCAACTTGTGAATTACCATACCTATCAATGTAAGGTGGCATTGACCACTGCTCAGGTATAAATAATCCTGATTTACCTATAGTATTTAAATCATCTATAAGATCTGTCTCCACACTATAGATATCATTTGCATCTGGTCTAGTAATCATCTTTTTCAATGGTTCACATTGACTAAGGTCACCGACAGAACCAGCAGCTATAAACATACCTGTGGTAGTCATACCAGATTTCATAGCAGGTCTCATGAATTCAAAAGTGGTATCCATCTTAGGTGCAATACCAGCCTCCTCATGAAAAAAGAATTTACATGGACCACCGACACCATTTGTAGGGTCCTTTTCAAAGGACATACCTTGTATAACTCCTTTTAAACCTACCTCAGATTTTCTTTTCTGTGTCCCCACATATGTGTCAATCTCAATCTTCTGTTGCCAGAACAATGTCTTGTGAGGATTCATAGGTCTATACCAAGCAGTATGTTTATTCAGGAATGCCTCGTATTCATTAAGAAACTTCCAGGTACCCTTCTCATTGATATAGTCCTTAAGACTTGCTCCCATCTTTAGAGTAACCCCTTCCTCAAACCATACCTGATTTATAAACTTACCAGCATGAAAATAGGAACTAGCTATCTGACGTTTCTTTAATATGGCCACATGCTTATGACTTAATTCAGCAAGCATTTCGTATAATGCCATATGATACTGTGCATCACGTATATCAGCAAAGCCAAACTTCTGTATCTCCTTGTTAAAGATAGGTAGGAAGTTTAGCCACATGTAATAGTCACGGGATAAATACCATTTATTGTCCCCACTTATAAAGAATACTCCCTTTCTACATTTCTGTTTTTCGGTATCCCAGAATGTACGGAAGTCTTTAGTTCCCTCAGGATGTACACAGTAGAATCCCTGTGTATTAAAAAGTGTAGCTAATTCATTAAACTTTAGACTAGTATCATCAAAGTTATATTCTCCGGGAACTTTAAATAGGGTAAGTAAGTAATCCCTAAACTCTATTTGAGAGTCAAAGGTTATATCTGTCCAGACTCCATTGTCATATACAGGAATGTTTGTATAGAATTCTTGTTGCATATTACATGTTTTGGTCGTATGCTAAGCCTGTACCACCCCTTACATGGCTCTTCTGCTCTTCCTGCATGTCCCGTAATGCACCCTTATAGGATAATCTAATAGCATCAAAATCCTTAGCCATAGCTCTAATTTGGTTGATGTTACCATCTCTACCATCCGTAATAGATGTGTTATTCATGTAGGTAGCAATATTATCCAGTGCCTTCTTAATACCATTGTATGCTCTCATTGTCGGAGTCTCATATAGTTTCCTACAGAACTCTATTGCTTGCGGTATACCATCCTCCTCAGGACTAAAATCAGCATCAATCTCTGCTAGTACAATCTCCTCTCTATCTGTATCAACTGTATTAAAAAATGGATTAATTTCTGGGTTAGGACAAGTCATATAAAACAAATACTGATAGACCTTAAGGTAGTTATCAGGATACATGTCCATAAGTCGTCGCAATGTCTCAAGTGTATGGCAATGTTCCGTGGGAATTACTTTACCGCTAGATATATCAAATAGTTTAATTGTCATTTTTCAAATGGTTGATTATAGATATTACTTCTTCTTTTAGATAAGGTAGGTGATATTGCACAATTTTGTCTACTACAGGTTCGCCGTTACTATCATAAAACACAACTCTGTTGTCATATGCATCTCTACCAGCTTCCTTAAACTGTATATGTTCAATAACCAACTTACCAGGTTTCAATCTAGGATTGTGCTTTAGTATCATATACATATATAGGCTAAGCTGTATATTGTAATGACTATGATTGCAGTCATCTAGATGTTGTAGAGGTGGTAACATCTTCTCTGATATACCTTCCCAGTTAACATAGCTTTCCGTTTTAATCTCCTTGTTTGTTTTGTAGTCGTATATACTGACTACACCGTTGATTACTTCAACGCGGTCAGCCTGACCACATATACCAGCAGACCTAAGATAAACCATATGCTCAGGATAAATACCATTTCCAAGCTTTTGATCAGGAGCTTTTTTAAGTCCATCTTCTGTAAGAGGTTGTATAATCGGAATTTCTGTTTCATCTAGTACTATTGTATTACAGGAAAGTAAATCTTTTTCTCTTTGATTGTGGTACCAGCTACCTAGGTTTACTGCTTTTTGTGATTCGTTTTTCCAAGCTTCTTTTATTACATCAACATCTAACCCATACCATTTGCTTTTTTTATTCTTAGCAGATTTTTGGGCAATTGTATCAGAATCAAATGGCTTTTTAAACTTAGATATTATACTAGTAACACTAGTCCAGTTTATACCGTCATCATCAATACTTACGTATTTATGCTCTATTGGTTCAAACCTAATTGCCATTTTCATTTAGTTTATTTTCTAGTTCATCAGCTTCTTCCTGCGTAAGCACAGCTTTCCATTTACCTGCTTCGCATTCAGATGCTAATGATCTTTGTAAGAATTTTAAGGAGCAGCCACATACTCCACAGCAAGGTTGTGTTCCTGGTGCAAAGCATTTACTGCCTCCCCTATCAATCTGGTCACAAGATTGACATATGCTGTTTCTTTCTGCTGCTATCTCCTCTACGTGTTCATCCTTAAATATAGAGTTTTTAATACCTTCCAGTATTTTACCCTTTTTCTTCCAGACTTCAAGAAATGTTTTTGCCATAGCGTTTATCTATTTTACTTTTTTTTCTTAGATTCTCTTCTAAAATCTTTGCACTCATTACATTAAATCTCTCAAGTTTTTCTTTAGCTACCTTATAGTAAGGATACCTTGTAAAATCTTTAGGATTTACACTATTGATAAACTTCTCACACTTATACATCTCTGCCCTAAGTGCTTTAGGTTTAACAGTAAATGTTCCAAAATTCTCAACATTTATATTAGCATCATTTAATCCCTCCATTGCCTTCCTTACCTGACTCCAATAAAAAGACACTATATCTGTAAGATCTGACTCAGATACATCAATCTCCTCAGAAACAGACTTATACAGCGACGATATTTTCTTTGGGTTCAGCATGGAGGATCTTATAATCTAATAATATGTTACCACTAATTTGAATCTTAAGTTCAGGATTTAAGTATATCTTTTTCCTATTCTTACCATTTTTCACAATTAACTTTTTCTTTTCTGCTTTTGTTACCGCATTTCTAACTGACTGACTACTTCCAAAAATTTTATTTTTAGTTGCGTCATTACAGAATTCAGTAAGTTCTTTTTCTCCAGTAAGGGCAAGGAAGGTCAAGCAGCTTAAATCCTGATCAGATACATTTAATGATTTAAGATGGCAATGCACAGATAGTTGAAACTTAACTATACTCCATAGATCCATTTTTACATTCTTACGTACATGATTAACTACTGCCATTTTAGTTCTTTTTTAAGGATCTAGGTTTTGCTGGTTCGTCATCTGATTCAGTCTCATCTGGTGCTGGCGCCATGATTTGTGCCATCCGCATTCTGGCCATCATTCTACGTAACTCAAGTTCTTCTAGTTCAGTAATAAGAGTTTCATATTCTTTCTGAACTTGTAGAAAAGGTACCTGAGATGTATAGTACTCATGAATTTCTTTCTGACGTTCTGTAAGTTGTTCTTTTGACAACTCAGGCTGATTAATTGTTTCTTCGATCATAACTATTGGTTTAAATTATAACACAAATATACACAATAAGTTTAAACTTACAAGAGTTATAATAAAAAACCCAAGCTAATGCCTGGGTTCACACTAAACAATTACACAATTAACAACAAACTATGCCTTCTTTGCCTTGATATATCCAGTAAGCTCTGAAAGACATGTATTCATAGTACTTAAATTAGTTGATATAGCATCGATTTTTACTTCAATCTTATCAATGGCGTTCTTTTGTTCTTCTTTAATTTCAGTCATACGATCATATATATGTTTTTCTCGTTTATCAAGATCGAGTTTTGTTTCTTTTATACCTTCTTTTAGAAGTTCAATGTCACGATCATGATTTTGTTCCATAGTGCTTACTTTGTTGTAAAGGCGGTCAACAGACCGTTTTAGTGCGTAGTATAAACCTGCTAGAGATAATACCCCTACAATTATACTTACTACATCTCTTATTTCTATCTGATCCATACTGTAATATAGTAAAAAATTATTATACGATACATATTACTTTTTGTGCTCCAACTCCTCCTAATTGGGCAGCTGTCTGAGTATACAAATCACCAGCAGCTAATCCAGCAGATGCAGTCGGAAGAGTTTTGGCTAGATTAATATTTCCATTACCATTAAATGTTATATTGGCTGTAGGTTCAGCACCATTATTAGCTAATAGTATTTGATATTGTGCTGTTCTTGTTGCATTAGCAGCCGTTGACCAAGTAGTATTAAAGAAAGCAGCATTTTGTGTTATCCCTGCAGTGGTGCCCATCTGCTGTCTAAATTGCATACCATAACCGTCAATAGCATTACTACTATTACCATTTCGGGTCATACTAATCATACTATATATACTCTGAAAATTGGTTACAGTCCTATCAAGTTGTATCGTTCCTTGACCAGCAGCACCATTGTTTCTTGAGTTAAAAAGTGCAGCCACACCTCCTGCTGTACCAAAATGCGTAACACCAAGCGCACTTCCAGAACCAGAATAATTTGCTGTAGTAAATGTTGATGTAGTATTATATGATGCAATAGCTAAAGAATTTAATCTATTTGGATTTGCAACATCCGCTGTTCCTATTAAAGTCTGACCAGCAGTTACAAGTTCACCACCTAACTGTATGTTATCTAATGTTTTTGTGAGACCGTTGTTTGCAGTTACAGTTCCAGTAGGTGGGGTAGCCCATTGACCATCTCCTCTAAGAAATGTTGTAGCACTTGCTGCACCTCCAATACCGGCTCCAAAATATGGAACCGTGGTTAATGGAATTGCTTGAACAGGATTAACACCAGCAAGTGGATTGCCAAGAAAACTTAATCCTGCAATGTTCTGTAGTTTAGAGAAAATTACTGCCCCGTCTGCAATTTTAATCGTAGTAACTTTTGAGTTACCTATAGTAGCAATAACAGATCCTGCTCCAGGACCTGCAGTAACATCCCCCGTAAGTTGGGTAATACCTCCCCCTCCTCCTCCACCACCTCCGGCTTCAATAGCCTCAGCAATAGCCTCAAGTCCTTGGAGTACTTTTAGTTCCCAGAAAAAATTTGAACCTTTATCCCCTTCTTTGGGGTTTCCATTACCTAATGCCATGTTATAGTGCGTTTAAAATTCTTTGTAACAGTTGAAGTACTTTTAGTTGAAAGTAATAGTTAGATCTTTTACTTCCCTCTGAATATTTATTATTACCTAATGCCATAGTAGTATATTTTATGCAACTCGTATTTTAACATTTGATCCTGTTCTGTAAAGTCCATTGATAGGTACTCCCCCAGCTTGTGCAGCAGTATCATCTGCATAATTTCCTAATCCTTGTGTGAGGGTAAATATACCATTACCCTCCATAACAAGAACCTTATTTAAAGTTCCTCCGTCTAACGCAGAACATTCTAATGCAGTGGATTCAGAATTAACTGTTACGTTAGTATAGGCAGATGCTATAGTTGAGGTTACTAGATTAACATTTGCTGGGTCATTATTAATTGCTTCAAAATGAAACGATGGTCCAAAACCTGGTAATACTGAATCAGCACCTTTTCGTAATACAAGTGCTGGTGTTTGAGTAGCATCAGGAACACCGGGTAAACCTGCTGCTAATAACAAAGAGGGTTTTGTATCAGCCGTACCATATGCATATATTGGTCTGCACTCATTAGAGGGATTAGTACTAGATGCAATAGCAATTAATCCATAACCATTGTCTGAAGAAGTAGAAATTCCGTCGCCAGCATTGGTAACAGTTACAGCAATACCCGTTCCGGTAGTAGACGTTGCTACAATTGCTATTCCAGCATCGCATTTTGCATTAAGCGAAACAGCACCAGATAATGGCGATGAATTTTCTACAAATAGAATTTCTCCTTTTACCTGGTTATTTTGACCAATAATATTTAACTGATACTGACTAGTTACATCAATAGTTGTTGTTTCTAATAATTCACCACCTAAATATACTACACCTGGTGCACCTATGTTTAGTCCATTATCAGCATCAACAAGTTCATTCCCAAACGTAGCTATAATAACTGATCCATCTCCATTATCAGTCAATTCAATATTATTCCCTTCTACTAAATTTAATATGGTTTGTACAGTATTATTAGTACCATTGGTCTTTAGGGTAATGCCTGAACCTACCCCGCCAAGTAAGCTAACAGGAACTGCATAAGTAAGATACTTATCTCCACGTTTTTCAAAACTTACATCGGCACCTAAAAGCACTAAATCTTCTGGACTGCTTATAGCATCCCGAATAAGTTCAGCTTTTTTTAGGTATAACCAGTTTACTATATCCATACTATATAATATACATTACTTTTTAGTTTACCCGTGTTTTAATACTGCTAAAAAAATTAGCTAATTGCAAATCCACTGATTGGCACAGCCTGCGTTGTCATAATTACCCAGTTGTTACAATTAGTAATAGTTCCACTATAGTTCCAAATTGTTAATCCTCCATTTCCGTTTATATCTGATACAACTGCATAATCTATATCCTGATCACTAATTCCATTATTAAGAAGATTTAATGCTCTTTGTGTATTCGGTACTGTAGATCCTAGATTAATATTCCCAGATGGAGTACCTTGTATAGTTAGTCCCTTACTTAATGTCAGGGTATCAGCAAGCAAGATAGTCGTATTTATTGTTGAGAATCGTAGTGTAGTATCTATTGTTCTTCCGTTTGAAGTAATGGTAGAATTAGCACTAATGACTAAAGTTCCACGACCATTTGCATCTGGAATTATCTGAAAAGATGGATTTGTAGAAAGTGTTAAGTTTCCGGCAACTGTCAAAAGAAATGGAGTTAGGGTAGGAATCGGCACCGTATTAGTATTTATTGTCACCGTACCAGCATAATCTTGAAAGTTCAAAATTTGAGCATTGGCATTAGCTGCTACAATACAATTATTATTATTAGCAGAACTAAATAAAACTGTATCTAGGTTTGTTGGAATACCGTTTGGCGTCCAGTTAGTATTAGTTCCCCAGTTGCCTGGTGCAGGTGGATTCCAAGTATAAATTGCCATATTTTAATTTGTAAATGTTGCAAATCGTGTTTTCGGATATGTCCAAAGATTCCAGTTAATAGTATTAGTCAATGCGCCTTTTCTGCTCCATATAGTTTGTCCTGCATCACTATCTATATTGGTTCCTCCCATATAAAATACATCTTGACTAGCACCTAATTCAAGAGTAAATAGTGCTCTTGCTGCAGTACCTCCGTTTTTTATGACCAAGCTTGGAAAAGTAGTAATGTTAAAAGCTCTTAGTATTAAACTATTTTTTATTCTATATTCAATTGTTGGTTCTGCGACCAAACCTATATCAGCTCCAGCGGCTCCAGCTGGTTGCTGATAAAGTAAATCATTACAGGTCCATCCTGCTGTACCTAAATATTTATGCGCATTATTTGTAGTAAATCCATTAAAAGTAAGAAGTCCTATCCTTAATGGAGCAGTATCATTTATAGTAACAGCTGAACCAGATAGAGCAAGAGTTCCAAGTGAAGTATGATATATTGATTCTATAAAAGCATTTCCAGAACCTAAACCAGTAAGTGTTGCTCCACCTACCCTTAATCCAAATAAAGTTGTAATAAATGATCCGTTAACAAGGGTCAAAGATCCCAATCTTATACCTACAAAACTTGTCAAGGTAATAGTTCCAGCGGTATCTATAACTACGGGGCTAACTATTCCCCATCCACCAGTCGGTGCTTGAGTTAAAGTTAAATTTTCAAACCAAGTTCCTGTCCCCTGAAGTTTTATTGTTGTTGTTGATCCCGTTGTAATATACCCATTAAGTGTAAAATTTTTATTGACATGTATTGTATTTCCCGTTAATAAAACAGCTCCTTTAGGTGTTGATATACTTGTTACTAATAAATCATTTACAACACAAACGGGACTTGTAAATGTACAATTTACGGAACTACTAACACCTGTGGTCTTTAAAGATAAGTTATTAAAATTAACACCAGTAGTATTTGTTGTATTAGCAGCTGTAGAGGGATTTCCATTTACATTTACACTGTAGCCATTACCGGTTGGAGTAAAATTTAAATGAAAAGTACCAGCACAAACTACAGTTCCTGCAATATATCTGAATGTGCTAGTCGGTTGGGTAATTCCGCCCCCATAACTAGCACCATCTGCTAAAATGACTGTCCTTGCTGGAGCATTGATTGTCAGATTTACACTAACAGATGCAGCATTTGCTGTATAGGTTGAGTTACCAGCAAGAACAATTGTAGACAGGGCAGCATCAGAATTAAGAGCCGAACCAGATGTTGTTCCGACATTAATTGTAAGATTTGCATTACAGGTTAAACTAAATGCCCCTCGTAAAGTTACAGTACTTCCTGGACCAATGGTTACATTAGCATTATTGATCCAATTATCTATTAAAACAATACTGCTATTTATTGTTACATTGGCAGTATTTATATTAAAAGGAGTTTTCCATGTTGCCCCATTACTTGTTAATGTAGTTATCCCATGTGCTCTTGCTACTAATGCACCTACACCAATCATATTAAATGTAAGAGCTGCAGAAAGAGTAATTGAATGATTTGGAGTACCACCAGCTAAACTTCCAACCGTTATGCTATTATTCATAGTTATGGTATTAGCATAACCAGTAAAATTTAAATTTTTGCAAACACCGGCTATATCTACTGTACAGGCAGGAGATGCAGCATTAAATATAGCATCAGTCCCGGCTCCAGTAGCACTTGGAAGAGCATTTGTATCCCAGTTAAGTGGATTACTCCATAAAAAGTTTCCGCCTCCGTTTGTCCAAATTGGCATAATTATACTCTAGTTACGTTTATTTGTAAAATAGCCCAAGATACAATTGTTGCACTATCTACTCTAAATGATAGATAATCTCCTGCAGCAAGTGATGTAGACCAGTTGTTCAAGTTTACAGAGTTTCCTAGCTGTTGTCCTGCAGTAAGTCGAGGTTTAACTCCGCCGCCCCCTATAAGAGAATCTCCTACTACTGTGGGTAATGCTCCATTTCTTCTCCAAATATCAAATTGAATTGCTTGAGCAGGAGTAGCTGTAGTAGAAATTACTGTCCATCCAGTAATTGTGCAGGCATATGGTACTTTAATATAACCTTTTAGACCTACCGTTACTGTACCTCCTGATCCATCAACAGTTGTTCCAAGTGTTTGTGTAAGTGGTACACTTGGTGTAGCAGTTGCAGTTAGGGTACCTGTTCCTGTATTAAGCTGTAAACCATTGCCGATTGAAATTTCTTCCATCTCACCAGAATTAACAGAAAATCTTCCTACTAATTTGCCAGTATTCATATTAGTAGTAACAGTACCAGAAGGTGCAGTAATTGGACCACCAGAAATTAATCCAGAAGTATTGAGTGTCGTAATACCTCCACCTGGTGGAGTAGCCCATGCACCATCCCCCCTTAGAAAGGTGGTATTACTAGCAGCTCCACCAATAGCTGCAGAAAAAAGAGGTATTCTATTAGTGGCAATTGCTTGTACAGTTGCAAGTCCATTTGTTGCATTAGCAAGAAATGTATTTGCGGCAATATTCTGTATTTTATCTAATGTTACGTTAGCATTTAGAATCTTAGCTGTTGTAACTGCATCATTAGCAATTTTAGCATTTGTAACTGCATTGTTTGCAATCTTAGCAGCAGTAACGGCTAATGGGGTAATAATTGCTGTTTGTATTCCTATACCAGGTCCTGCAGTGACTTCACCTATTAATTGAGTAATACCATTACCTCCTCCCCCTCCTCCGCCTAATGCACTAGCAGGTACAGCATAAGTTTGATATAAATCACCCCTTTTCTTATAAGTTGTATTTGCTGAAACAAGTACAAGATCGTCTGTACTTTCAAGTGAATTCTTAATTAGGAGTCCTTTTTTCAGGGCGTCCCAGTTTACTATATCCATAGGTAAAAATTTATATTAACAATATACAAAATTATATCTTAGTATGGTGCAATTGCAAAATAAATAGTTGTAAGTGAGAGACATGCAACTCCGACTGATAATCCTACATTTTGAAAAGCTAATCTCCTGTTACGTTTCTTTAGTTCCTTTATTTGCATTTCTTTTTCTTGTGCAATAGCCTTTTCTATAGCCTGCTTATTCTCATAAATCTGCTGCAGGATCTCATAGCTACTTGCCTGAATACCAGTTATTTTAGAGTAATAATGAGTTTTTAACTTTTCTAGCTGGTACAAACTATCTATTTCCATAGAAGTATTGTACCAATACATCATGCTAGTGTAGTTTAGGTTCATTAACTGTAGGTCGTAGGTCGTAAGTTTTGGTGTAAAATCCGGATTTGAGGAGGCTGTCCGATTTTTTGAGGGTTGCCCTAAACTGATTATTGGCAGTAGGGTCATCAGCATTAAGAATATTGTATATCTCATCTTTATAATATTTGTTTACTGTATACTGTCTTTCTATGATTGTATCCGATCTAAAGTTTAAAGAATCTATTTTAAGATACAAATCATTAGATGCTTTGGTATTTTTATCTATTACTTTAAGGAGACTATCGTTTAATGTCTCTAGTCTATTTACTGCTGGATTTTCAGTAGATTTCTTCTGAATTGCAATTACGATTATTGCTGTCAAAGGTAATGCTGCAATTCCCAACAACATTACAATTTTTCCTATTTTGCTTTTTTCCATCTTGTTATGTGTAGGTTTTTATTTAATGGTCTAATTTTTACGTATACCCCATCACCGCCTCTAGAATCCCTTGCTCCGGCATTATTGGTATTACCCTCTATAGTTCTAACAGAATACTGACCAATAGCATCTACTATACCTGTATGCCCTATTGCTTTATAGCGACCTGTATTTTTAAACTTCTGATATGACAACGTCATTACCATTACATCCCCAGGTTTAAAACTTTGATAAAATGCACCATTGGTAAAAATTACATCGTTCTTATTATAGGCTGTTGGTGACCAACCAGTTACAGTATTAGGTATACTACAAGCATCTAATATTGCACGAACAAAAAAAGAACACCATGCATAGCCAGGTTTCCACCCAACATCTGCCATCATGTTCTTTAATTCCTTATCAGTAAATCCCCTATTATTACCACCTTTTTCTTTTACTCCGACATAAGAGTTGGCGGTAACTCTGACACAGTAACTGTCATTAGCAGCCACACTATAAAGAGGAATACTACTAAGAATGAAAAGTAAACAAACAAATATAACTTTATTCTTTGCCATACGTTTAATTCAAATCTTATATGATCTTTAATTTCAGTCGAATAAAAATATCTCTGTAAACTCCTAAAGTTAAAATTAATTCCCAAGAATACAACAAAGTTTGCAAAGATCAAAATCAAAGCAGCCATAAATACAATCTGTATGTATTCTGTAGATATCAGCGCATCCCCAAAATATTCATAGCTGTATTTACCAGCAAGAAAGAATGCAAGAAATGCTGCTGGAATACTCCATACTCCATCGTATTTCTGTAGATTGTATAGTATTTTTTTTATCATAATTATGGTTGACCAATTACTGGAATTACAAGGGCGGTTGAAATATTATCTGGAGTAACATCATCCGGAAAAATACCGTTTACAGAAGTAACTTCAACTCTAAAGGGTGTGCTAAATATAAAATTTGGTGGCGGTAATAACTCCCAGAATGTATCCTCAACGTAAAATTTACCAAGTGTTAAATCATATGCAATCTCATATGTATATTCTTCATAACCAACAAAACCTTTTTTAATAGTAAACTTAGTAACAGGCGTATTACCTGTATTTTCAATATCAAAATAAACACTTACCTTTGTTCCATCTTCATTTAACTTAATGTTTTGTATTCTAGCTTTTAGATTTAAGTTTGGAGGAGGAGTTTCACCAATTACTTGAAGTGTCCTAAATGCATAATTATCTGCAGTAAAAATTTCCCCAACTAGTGCTGCACCATAAACACCGATATAATTCAACCCAACCCAAGAATTATCAACTAAAAAAGTATATGTTCCTTGATACCGATATTGACCTTGCGGTACTGTAATATTTACTGTAGTAAGTACAGTATCTGTTGGTTCAAGAGCTGGTGTATTATTTGCTGATTTAAAAATTGTAATTGAAACAGTTGTATTAGCTTCAGCGATTTTATTAAGAATTGCCGTATATATTACTGTTATATTAGTATTTGGAAATGTTAATGATAACGCACTTGCTGTTATTCTTAAATTTATTGGAATGTCTGGATCAGGAGGAACAGATCCGCCAAGAGCCAATGCAACAGCATTTGCAATATTTATCATTCCATATCCTGTCTCATATGATCTATTTGGATATAGTGGATTCCCATTATAGTTATAGGGGCCAACTTGTATACAGCTTTCTGAAAGAATGCTTATTATTTGGTTAGCTGATAAACCAGGTCTTGCAGCATCAATGGCAGCTATTGCACCTGCAAAAACAGGACATGCTGCAGATGTACCGTTAAAATATGTTGTATCATCAGAAGAATATCCAAAAGGTCCTGTCCTATCAGTTGCTGGAGTACCTGACCCAGGAGCTGATCCAAATAACTGTATACCATAATTTGAATATCCTGCTCTAGCATAATCAAAATCATTAAATTCAAGTGCACCTATACTTAAAACTCCTTGATAATAAGCTGGATATTGTATTGAATTAAACTCATTATCATTTCCAGATGATGCACAACATAATATTCCTTTTTGATTTCTACCTATTGTCTGTGCGGCAATTAAGGCATCTTCTTCTGGTTGAGCTGGAAATGAGCCGCCGTAGGACATTGAAATTGAAATACAATTAGGCATATCAATTGCATGATTAATCGCTTGAACTTTGTCATCAGTGCTTGATGCAAAAGATTGCGGATCGACCATTGTTCCTATGTTTACAAAGGTTGCTTTAGTGTATGGTCCAGCAACACCTATTGTACCATAGTTATTTGTTGCATTTGCCACAACTAAACCAGTACATGGTGTGCCGTGATTAGCAAATCCATCAGCTGGTAAAACATTTGTAGTATTTGTAACAACATCTAATGTATCAATTACTTGACCAACTAAATCAGGATGTGTTGTTTCGCAACCAATATCAAATACGGCTACAATGTTATTTATTGGCGGTGGATTTTGGGTTATGGTATCCCATCCTTCTTGTGCATTTAGTGCAATAAGTTGCCAATGATCATTATAAGCAAAATTTGCATTTGAACGTGATATGGTAATTACACTTTGTTCAACATAATCAAAAGAACCAGTACTTATTAATGTGTGATATAAACTTTCATATGTTGTATGTTCTGGAATTTCAACTACAATCGTTTTAGTTTTGGGATAATTTTTTTTAACTTTTAACTTTAATCTTTCACAAGCAGCTAATCCTATATGATGATTAATAGCTTTTAATATTGCAGTACCATGGGGTACCCCATATTCTGGCTTAATTATTTGTTCAATATGTGAAACCTTTGCTTTATTTGGTTTTACATAGGCATTATCCCTAAAAACAATAACATTATGATTTTCATAAAATGCAGCGACATTTGACTTTGATTTATTTTTATCAAATGATTCTTTATCCTTAAACTTTACAGCATTTATTTTCATGGTATTACGGCTGGTTTACTTGAATTGTACTAACGTTATTAGTTGCTATTGAATCTACTCTACCATTTACTTCAGTAATTGTAACTTTGTAGGTTCCAGGATATGACGGCGGTAATGATTGCCACACAGTTTCAGTTGTTGTTGATTGTCCTGGCTGCATGTTCAAATTACTAATTGTTTTAGTCTGTTGTGTTCCACCAACAAATCCCCTTACAAATTTATAACCTGTAATGGCAACTGATCCTGTATTAGTAAACTTTTGTTTGACATAAAGTCTACCAGCATTATTATATCGGTACTGTAGCACTTGAACGGACAGATCTAATCCACTGTTACTAGGTACAGGACCTGTAGTAACTACGTTTATAACTACTCTGCCTGTATTATCAGTTTCTATTGGCTCAGAAACAATGTTATTGCTATCCACAAAACCAATAACGTACACATTACCAACAATATTTGTAGGTACTGTATAGTTAAAGGTACTTGTATACATCGTTGTACTCGCAGGTATTGTAATTACCTGAGTCTGGATCATTGTATCGTTGACGGTAAGTATTCCATCTAAAGATCTATAGAAAGAGACATTTAATGTCAGGGCACTAGTCTGGGCAACAGATACATTTACAGTATAGTTTATAGGAATAATAGTACCTTGCGTAGCAGTACCTTGAGCTGACATTATCATTGTCAGATTAGGCACTAGAGGAATAGGGGTAATATTGGCTATGGCTGCAGCAACAGCAGCATTTTGATCAACAATACCATATCCTAATTCTAGAGATTTGCCACTTGTATAATTATATCCTCCAAGTTTTCTACTGGTCTGTGCAAGAATTGCACGTACCTGACTTTCTGTAAGGCCTGGATTTGCCAATATCATTGTAGCGGCTACACCAGCCATAACAGGACAAGAAGCAGAGGTACCACTAAAATATGTTACTGCATCTAAACTTGGGTCTACATTAATAGAATATCCTTTTCCTCCTGTTCTATCAGTAGTTAAAATTGAAGAACCTGGAGCTGCTGCAAACAAGTTAGTTCCATAGTTTGAGAATGTTGATCTAGTATTGATACTATTAGATGATCCAATAGCCATTACTTCAGGCCAAGCAGCAGGTACTTGTGTAAATGTACCAAATCCACTATTACCAGAAGAAGCAAACAACGGGATACCTTTACCACCACGACCTGTTGATTTTGCAAAAATAAGTGCATTCCTAAAACTAGTGAAGGATGAACTTGACGCAAATGACATAGATATTGCAACACATGAAGCATTCTGGATGGCTCTGTTTACAGCCAACGTCATGATTGAATCTGATGTATTCCAACTACCTGTAGATGTATGATTATATCCTACTTTTAAAAATTGGACTCTAACTTTATCATTACCTGTAGAAAGAACAAGTTGATTATTTGCGCAGTTGGCTGCAATAATACCAGCACATGGAGTACCATGTTTTTCATTATCTGATACTGGTAAAACATCTGAATTATTGTTTACACAGTTCCAGTTTGCATTAGTTCTTCCAATCAAATCTGGATGACTCAATTCACAACCTGTACCATCAATTACAGCCACATCAACTGTTCCTGCAGGTAATTGTGCCCATGCAGCAGAAGCATTAATATCACCTAACCACCAGTGTGCAGAATATGGGTAGTTAGTAAGCATTGATGAATACTCAGTTATTTGATCTTCTACAATAGATATAAATAATCCTGATTTGTCAAGCAGAGCTTTAAAATCACTAAAAGTTACATCATCTGGAATATCTACTATAAAAGTATTTGTAAGATCAAAACTGTTTATAACAGTAATTTTATTATCTGTAAAGTACTTCTTTGCTTTTTTGTAATCTGTTGCAACTGCTGTTGCTAATCCAGATGGGATTAGCTTTAAATCAGCAAGTTGAGTAGTCTGTTTTACTTTACTTAGGTCAGGTTCAACATGCTCAGCGTCTTCAAAAACAACAATACCAAACGGTTCGTGAACTTGTAAAACATTTGATTTTATTCTAGTTTTTTCAAAACTAGCATTGTTTTTAAATTTTACAGCGTTTATCATGGTTTTTATTATTCTATAAGTAGCACTGGTGATTGTGTAACATGATTTATGGGATCGAGAACCTCTGTAAGAACTTGATTTATAGAAGTTACATTTCCAATTAATACAGCAGGACTTACAAAAGGATTCATGAATATATTTATTGTAGACACCACTGATTGTCCAGATTGTAAAATTGGCATATTTGGTGGATATCCTGCCTCTGCTGGATATCCAGACGCATAAACAGGATCTTCATTAACTATATCTATTACTGGTGGAGTGTAATAATTACTATAATATAGAATTCCTCGAAGTCCATTGCTACCAAGAGCATAATTTATATTTATCTGAGAATCGGGAGCTGCTCCAGCAGAAAAATTATAATCAGCAGATGGATACCAATAGTATTGTATTCGACAACCATATATTGGACTTGACCCAATATTTGTAAGTCTTATTGATACAGTAAATTCGCTTGTTGTACCAATTCTAGATATTTGTAGATTACTAATTTTTAATTCAGCATCATTATAAACAGGCATAAGCTGATTACCACACCAAAGATCTGTTAAGTCAGAAGTTACATTATCAAATATAACTTCTTCTATAAATGTAACATCTTCAGCAGTAGATATAAGTGGATTAGCATATTTTCCAACAGCATAATAACTTCCATTTAAATCGCAATTGCTTCCAGTAATAAGAGAACGTTTTCTTGTAAGAATTTCTGTTGTTTCACCAGGTAATATTGTAGTTCCACCTGCTGGACCAGAATACAACGATGTACTTATAACCTGCGATCTAAAAATAGAACTTGGATTACCTGTATCATCTGTAGCGAGAAACACTCCGACAGGAAAATCTTGTCCTAATGCATAAGTAATTGGGTTAGTGCTATTGTTTGTAACTTCAAGTACAGCAATAGTTTGAAAATATGTACCACTAATCAAAGGTTCATTATACCAAGGACCATTCATAGATGCTGCCCATTGGAAATTTAAATCAGTAATTGCAACACTTATATCAAGAAATTGCTCAGACAACTCTAGTGCTTTTAGTATTGCATCATGTTGCGTCAATATACCATTTCCAAATTCATCAGATATTCCATTTGAAACACCAAGTTCATTATTAGGATCTTGACTAGTATAAGTATATGGCCCTATCCTTCTTGCTGTTTCTGCTAAAGCATACTTAATTTCAACAAACGATATACCGGGATAAGCAACAGTCATTGTAGCTGCAATAGTTGCAGCAATTACACATGATGCAGAAGTACCACTAAAATAAGTAACAGAACCATAGTTTGGATCAGGATTTTGATTATATCCCCTTACAGATATTCTGTCTATTGCAAATATACCCTCACCTGGAGCAGCAGCAAAAATGTTACCCCCGTAGTTAGAAAAAGTAGATTTTTCGTGATCTTGATTACTTGAACCAATTACCAATACAGATTCATATGCTCCTGGAAATTGTGATGTAATGTTATTTGCTCCAGCATTTCCAGATGGTGCAAAAATTGGAATACCCTTATTGGCTCTAGTATATTTTGTAATTCTGGTTAAAAGCCTATCAAGTACTACAAAATAAATATTCCAAACAAATGGCATTGCAATAGAGGCACAGTTTTCATTAAAAACTGCCTTTATTAATGCCCTATAAATCATTCCCTGTGTTGTGTTAAAACTACCAGTCGGTCCTACATTATACCCAATCCTTAGATATTGTACATTAATGTGATCTAAGCCTACTCCTCGTAAAAATCTATGATCCGCCCATTGTGAACCTGCAATACCAGTCATTACAGTTCCGTGATTCTCATTAGGTCCAACAGCTTGAACATTGCTTGTATTATTTACACAATTCCAAGATGCTCTAGTAGACCTATAGCCCGGGTGGTCAACCGGTCTATCTGTATTAAATAAATCTGGATGATTAATTTCTATTCCCGTACCATCTAAAATTGCAACATCTTTTGTAAACCACTCTGCATTACCTATTGAATTATATATTACTCCATTTGCAAAAGAAGCATATGCCTGAGGAGATTCTATATCTGTCAGGTGCCATTGTGATGCAATAGGCCAAGAAACATAATCCGCAGGTTGTGCAGTAAAAATTACATCTTCTTCAATTGCTGAAAAGACAGGAGTACCATACAATTCTTCATCTATCAAATCCTCAACTTTACTAAAACTTAAACCAGGAGGCATTTGAACTACAATAATACCAAGTATAACTGAATTAAAATCTACTCTATAGTTTTTATCTTTTAGTAATTGTTCTGCATAGGCATATCTTCCGCGCTGATCAGATACCTCAGGATCAACATTGTTAGTAATAAATATTGCCTTACCAGTTGGGATTTTATTTATGTCTGTTACTTCAATTATTCTGTCTATTACATTAAAGTTCCTATTAACTGGAATAGGATCGTTATAGACAATCATATTAAAAGGCTCATGTGTCTGAAGAATATTTGTATCAGACAATGCTTTTTTATATGCCGTGGGAGTTTTGTAGATTACAGCGTTTATCATACTATGGATTAATGTTGTAATAGCGCATATCTCCGAATTGAGACATGCGCTATACCTATAATATAAAATAAAAATCTAACTAATCCTAGTGCTAAACTATTTAGTCACTAGAATAGTAGCTACGTTATTTGCAGAATTGGCATCAGGAGCACCATTCACTGCAACAATCTCAATTTTAAACGTATTAGGCAGAGTTCCCCAATTTGATGCGTACATAACATTACCATTAGTTACTGACTTACCAGGTTGAATAGTTTCTGCACGATTCTGTGTTGCCTGTGGCATACCTTCAAAACCCATTGTAAACTTACGTGATGTACAAGTAGTAGTGCCTTTATTAGTAGTAGTATGCCAGATACGTACTCTGCCAGCATCTAACCATTCATAGCGTAAGATCTTGGTTTCTAGATCAATGCTCATGTTTGGTGGAGGTGGAGAAGTTACATTAATAGATGTGTAAGCTACATTATCAGTTTCGTTAGACTCTTTGATTGTATTTGCAGGGTCAATAGTCATTATAAACTGACATGGTCCGCTAACATCTCCAGGAATTGTATACGGCATTGTAAGATTAGTTTTGCCTGTTCCTTTAAGAATGGTGACATTACCTGAATAAAAATTCATAACTGTACCATCAGCTTTTTTAAATGCAATGCTTACTGGAATTACTGTATCAAGTAGTTGATCTTTATCTATGCTAAGACCGTATGATATTGTTACAGCTTTTCCTGCTTCAACAGTTGTCTGTGAACTAATTACTCCATAAGCATTCCAAAGAACTGGAGGTGCAGGAGGTTCAGGTGTTACACCACTAGCATTAGTTACTGCGGAAAATAAATCAATAGCACCCCATCCCAATTCAGCACTTCTGCCTGTTGAATCATATACATAACCACCAACTTTATTGCAAGAGTTCTTAAGAATGTCTCTTACTTGTGGTTCTGTAAGATCAGGATTCTTTACTAGTACAAGACCAGCTACAGCTGCCATTGCTGGACATGCTGCTGATGTACCGCCAAATCCCATATAGCTTTCTGCTTTATAACCTGCAGTACCAGTTCTATCTACTGTCCATACTCCAACACCAGGTGCTGCAGCAAATAGTTTAGAACCGTAGTTACTAAATCCAGCACGTTGGTTATTTGATGCAATAGCACCAACAGCCATTACTGATGGATAAGATGCTGGAAATTGTGTAAATTCAGGAAGATAGTTATTACCAGAACTAGCAAAGATCGGAATACCCTTGCCACCTCTTGCCATTGTTCTAATTTGATTCAGGCCATTAGGAAATGCAGTATATCCACTACCTCCTCCCCATGACATAGATACAGCTACACAATCAGGATTAGCAAGAATCTTGTTTACTGCTCTCATTAGAATAGTATCAGAAGTCATAAAACTACCACCTGAATTACTGTTCATACCAATGTGTAGAAACTGTACTTTAAGGTGATTGTTGCCAATTGATTTACAGCCAATGTTGTTTCCGGTATTTGCTGCAATTACACCTGAACATGGTGTACCATGCTTTTCAAAATCACTGATTGGAGTTACATCTGGTGTGTCAAATACACAGTTCCATGATGTAGAACTGATTCTACCTTGTAAATCTTCATGTGTTGTTTCACATGCAATATCAAGTACAGCAACTTCTTTTACTACACCTTCTGGCAAAATTGCCCATGCTTCAGCTGCTCTCATGTTACCAAGATGCCAATGTGCAGCATACACATCTTCTGCATCCATATTCATTTGCACAATATTATCAGGTTCTACGCTACTGAATTTGCCAGTAGACATTACACTAGCATAGAAAGAATCAAACTGTACAAAGTCTGGAACTTCTACAAAAAAAGTATTAGTAATCTCAAAAGATTCTTTAACTACAATTTTTGCAGAGTTTAGGTAATCCAAGCCTTCCTTATAATCATTAGCAATAAGGATTGCCTGGCCTGTAGGCACACTATCCAAAGAAGCATCTACTGTATCTGCTTGGGATACCTTAGCTGGATCTGGAGTAACAGGTTGTTCGTCTTTGAAGACAATAATGTTAAACGGTTCATAAACCGCTACTACATTAGACTTCGATTTGTTTTTGTCAAAGGACTTTTTGTCCTTGAATTTTACGGAGTTGATTTTGCTCATTTTAGTAGTTTTATGACACAAGTAAGTCCTAGCAAAGCTAGGACCTACCGTATCAGATTGTATAGTAAAAGTAATTAATTTTTACGAATTTACAATAAGTGTTGAGTAATTATTCGTAGTATTAAAGTCAGTACCACCATTCACAGTATTAATCTGCATATAGAAAGTACCTGGGAATAAAGGAGCTGGTGTATTATACGATTGTTGTATAATTCTCGTTTGGCCAGGTTGAATTGGCGCAGTTTGACCAGTTGTTCCTGTCCATGTAAGGGTTGATGTAGAAGATGCTCCTCCAACCCATCCTCTGGTAATATTAGCAGCTGTAATTGGAACTGTGCCGGTATTAGTATACTTAACCTGGAATATTCTTTGGCCAGGATTAGGATAGTTTACTGACTGAACTTCAATTCCAAGGTCAGTACCTGGACAGTTTGCAGTAGTTATTGTAAAGCCAGTTGCAGAACTAATAAATTCAGTAGCTCCGTTTGAAATAATCTGACCACAGTTTGTCTGTAAAATTGCTCTAACAATTAACTTACTAGTTGAGGTTAACGTAGGTACATTTGGAATTGTAAGTGGGTAAGTATACAAACTTGTTACATTGTTAACTGGAAACGTGTAAGATTGCAAAAGATAATCGTTAGATGTCAAGAAATTATCATTAGAAGCATAATACTCAAGAGTAACTGCAGTAACCTGATCCCATGTATCACCAGAACCTTCAACTTCTGTTTGAACTACTACTAGTCCACCGCAAAGTGTTCCAGGATTTGGACTAATACCGGTAATACCTACTGTAACATCCAAATCTTCACTAGGATTAATAAGATTAATTGCCTCTTGTACAGCACCTTGCATGTTTATAATTCCAAAACCAAGATCGGCAACAACAGTTGATGTTTCTTCAAAAACAGTTTCAATCTGTGCTACTGTAAGTGCTGGATTTACAGCTCTCATACATGCGGTAACAGCAGCTACAATACAGGCCGAGGCAGACGTACCATTAAATAATGTTTGTGCTAGGTTAGTAAAATTAATGTCAGCATTTGCAGGCAATGTAGGGTCTTGTAATGTTGTATTAAATCCTACAGGACCTGTTCTATCTGTAGTTCTAATGCCAATACCAGGAGCGGCTGCAAAGATATCACCGCCTTTATTTGAAAAATATGCTTTTGCACCTGCAGAATTAGATGCACCAATTGCTAGTGTATATCCACTTATAGCGGGATATGGGAGAACTGTTATATTACTATTACCTGCTGCTGCAAAAATTGGAATTCCTGTACAATCTCTTGCTTGAGTAGTAATGTAATCAAAAGCAGGTTCAAGAACAGCCTCTAGAGAAGCAGCTGAAGTTAAATTTGTTACTACCCATGGAATAACAATTGCAGCACAACTTGGATTTGCAGAAGCACGATATGTTGCTTCAAGTGCCCAAGATGGAGTAGTGTAGAAGAAACCTGCAGCATTAGCTCTATAACCAAGTCTTAACACCTGAGTCTTAATGTAGTTATTAGATACAGACAATGTATAGTTATTATTCAGATTATTTCCTGAAATAATACCTGCCATTGCAGTTCCGTGATTTTCAAAGGTAAGCTGTGGCGTAACATTAGCATTATTGTTTACAATATTCCAAGAATTTATGCATACGCCACTTGAAGTTACTCTTGTACCAGCAGGTGGTGCAAATACTGGATCATTCCCAGTACATCCGCAAGAACCAAGTCTACCAACAAGATCTGGATGATTGATCTGAACACCCTCATCTAAAAGTGCAACTTCAGGCTGATAACAACAGTCTTCCAAATCACCACCCTCACCATCTCTGCTTCCTGTAGGTGCTAGATTATAACTACCTGTATCAATACAGGTAGCAAAATTATCAGCATAAGGATACATAGCATTCCATGCTTGCTGTGCCGATAGATTAGCGAGATGCCAGTGTTGGTCGTAACTAAATGCATAGCATGGTTCTGCCTTAATAAGTACATCCTGCTCGATAGTTGAAAACCAACTTTCACTTTGTACTTTTTGAACAAAAGATGCAAATGATCCTTTAGGTATCTCAACGACCATTTGACCGAAATTAAACAAATCTCTAATGACGGTTACTTTGTTTGCTAGTAACCATGCATTTGCTGCTTCATTAGTAGTTCCGCCTGTTGCTCCGAGTCTAATAATAGCTCTGTTGGTAGGAATGTTTTCAATGTCAGAAAACAACAAAGTGTTTTTAACTCTATTTGCAGTACCTGGAGTTGTTGCTCCTTCAAGAGTAACAATACACAAAAATGGTTCTACAGATTCTACAACAACATTTGATTTTTTAGCTGAATTAAAGCTAGATAAGTCTTGGTAAAATATTGCTTTATACATTATTTATAAATTTTGTTATGTATCTAATATACGAAAAAAAACAAAAAGAACTGTGTATTTACTATAAAATAATATTCCACGGGGCTGCAGAAACTATAGCATCTGTAATAACAGAATCATCAGTTCCCCAAGCTTGAACTATAGTTGTGTCTACCAAATAATGCCCATCATATAATTTAATATCTGTATCATTAAGTAATTGATAATATGCTACGCAATCTGGATAGGATAGGACCCAGCCAATTTTTGTAGCAGTTACATTAAAGTATGGAATTGGTGTAGTTAGTGTAGATATAATCATTTTTATGCAAAATAAAATCCTGATGTATAAAATGCTCTGGCTGTTTGAGCTGTACCGTTTGTAAAAAAGAATTCATATTTAGTATTTGCAGAGTCTCTTCTTATACCCCCTCCCCAAAATGGAGTTGCTGTACCTGATGCTGGAGATGTAACTGCAGTATAAACTAAAGCTTGATTTCTATAGAGAAAACTTCTTGCTATACCAGTTCCAGTAATTGGTACAGGTGCAGGCATACCAGATGGAAAATCAAATGTAATACTTGAATTAGTTACTCCCTGGGTTGTGTAGGTAAAATAAAAAAAGTATTGGACTAAATTACCCATTTGAAACCACCTATACCTTAAATTTATTGGTAGTAATGGTGCTGTACCATTCCAAACAATTGTAGCGGCATATGCTTGTTCACCTAAATCTTTAAAAGTAAAATCAGATGGTACAGCAGCAGCTCCTGTATTATTTGCCTTCATGCTATAGGCGGCGTAACTACCACCCGCAGTTGTCCATGACCTATCTGCAGACAAATCATAGCTTGTCCCGTCTATAGTAAGAGTTCTTATTGATGGAACTTTATTATTAAATATCGTCCAATCTGCAGCACTTAAGTATCCATTCACTAAACTAGTTGCTACAGGAATACTAATATTAGGAGTCAGTCCTCCAGAGGAAAGTATTGGTGCTGAAGCAGTTACACTGCCTACCGCGCCAGTGCTAACCTGAGATGCAACATATGCTACAACAGCAGATTGTGAAGGTACTACAATATCACTATTAAGTGACAGAGTAGGATCTGTATCAATCGGGGTTCCTTTTGTAAATCCTTGTGACATATTATCTGCTTATTTCTTCCCAGTCCATTGAACCAAATACAGTTTCATTATTTGTACCTGCTGCTAAAACTAATGTAAACTCAAAAGGAGTGCTTGTTAATCCATTTCTTTCTAATTGAGTACTTAATAAAGCTGCTCTTAATATATCTACAGATACACTTGTACTTGCTGTAGCTGTAAAATATCCTGATGCAATAATTCTACCTCCTGTAAAAGAGGTTCCTGTTATGTTATACTCTACAGAAGAGCTTGCTCCTGCGCTTACCCAAGTCCCACCTGTAGTAGTACCTGATGCTACAACTTGCCAATTAAAATTGGCTGCCGTATTACCTATTGCTGAAAGAGCTGTTGCTACAGCTATACCATCTAATCTTGCTGATTTAAGTCTTATAGAAACAATAGGATAAAACGTACCTGCTGTTGTTAATGTTTTAGGTGTAGTAATTGGTGTACCTACAGCCTGTTGTGCTCCACGGAGTTCATAACCTCCCTCAGATATTACAGTAGAACATATTTGTTTTAATGTACTTGCCCCACTTGTAGCACCTGTGTTTGTTATCTCATACCTCAATGGCAATGATGCCGTTGTGATGTACGTAGATGTAATGAAGTTGGCATGATGAAATTTATGACAAACATAGAAGTTACCATTTATAACAAAGCCGATTCTAACTGTACCTACCCCTAACCACTCCAGGTCCATGAACAGGATTTGTGCCTTTGTTAAGTCAAGGGTGATTCCACTAGGTCCTGAACCATCCATAGGGTCAACATTCCAACTTGCCTGAGCAACCGGTGTGTTTACTACAGCCCCTGTAACAAAACTCCTCTCTACGAAACTTACGGTAGTACCGTTTTGTTCTAAGTAATATCCATTGTTTGCACCATAGTAGCCAACCCTCTGTCTGAGGTTAGCTTTGGCAATACTCATTACAAACGTGCTGAGTACTAGTAGACTCTTTCCAGGTTGATATGAGAATACTTTAGTTGTTTCCCTAACAACCTCAGAACCTGATGCAGCAGTTACATCTAGATCAACTAATCCTTGATCAGCATTAAATGTAGCTGTCCCACCTGTTGCGGTTCCTGTTGACCACAACCCATTATCAGCAAATCTATGACTTGAATCAAACAATGTGAATGGATTACTAACCCTTAGCCTACCAAACGCATCTATGTTAGGAGAGTTTTTATATGAAATCTCACTGCTGATAATGTTATATGAAGCGTATCCTTGTGCCATGTTAGCTTATTTCAGATCCATAAAGTGAGAATGACAGATTAGTATTTGATGAGTAAACTCTCACCACATCTGTTGCAGCCAAAGTTACACCAATAGTAGCAATGAATGTATCATTAGCACCTATGGGTAAATCATAGTAGATATAATTCTTATTAGCAGTAGCTGCTCCCGCAATAGCAATTGATATTCTAAATGTAGATAGAACTGCTGATCTGTTACATACTATAACAGAACTGGCCACAGCTGATGTAGCTGCAGGGACTGTATATAGAGCTGTCTCTGTTGTTGCTGCTGGACTAGATTGTCCTAATACTTTATATACTGTTGCCATTTATCCTCCCATTAATAATAAAGGTGAAAAACTATCCCCTATTGTTGGTTTGTTTAATATCTGATTATTACCACTTGTTGAGTTCCAATCCGCTGGTTGTTGTACAAGTGGAAACCCTGCACCAAGATTTGTCCAATAAAGTGCACTAGTTGGTAGTATTGAATCATTATTAGCAATGCATCTATAAATATTACCAAGATAATAAACTATATCACCTATTAAGTACGGATTGTTTGTTGCAGCTAAGTGGTCAGTTGTAAATGGTAATGCTACCAGTGCACCACTTGGGGGATTTACAATACTTGACCAGTTATATGATACTCCATCTATGTTAAGTGTATCAATATCAATCTGTAGATAGTTAGCCGCATTAAGATTATCTACTAGTCTAATAGTGGGATAGGCATTATCATTTAATAATAATGTCCTATTATTAGTAAAGTTAGTAGACTGAATAGATGCTGTTCCGGCACCACCAAAGTTAGAAATACCATTTCCAGTATTTACTACTTGTTGAAGGGTAGGAATAACACCAGGTCCACCACCTGATGGAAATTTTATCTTACCATTTGCACCATATACAACTACTCTAGGGAAACCATAAGTGTTTCCTGTAGCATCTGTAAGGCCAAACGATCTACCTACTAATATCATTGGAAGTCTATATAGGTTCTATTAGCTGCGTTTGATAATCCATTAAACATATAATTAGTAACTGCTGCAGTAGTAGTTACCTCTATTGTATCTCCAGGTCTTAGGAAGTAAGTACCATTATCACACACTACATCACCTGCTGCCAAACTAAAACTAAACGATGTAACTGTTGATGCAGGGGTTAATCTATTTACCACTAAAGTAATATTATTAGCAGCAGAACTAGTAAAGGTAAGTTGTGATACCGTAGTATCATACCCCGCTGGACCAGTAAACAGTGTATTAGTTCCTGCAGTTAATGTACCTTGTGCATATGTGGGATACTGTT